CAATAACCACCTCAAAGCCTAAAATCTTACCGATGCTTTCGCTCTTAGGATCTGCAATAAAGATAGGTCTACCGTTTGCGTCTACCATGCCATAGAAGTTATTGTAAAGTGTGGCGTTATTCATTACCCACTTAGCGCCCTCTGCATATCCACGCTTAAGCATAGCCACAGCTTTTACAACGTCTTTGTATGCGATTGTACTAGACTTTGCAATAGTTACCTCGTTTGTGTCTGTACTCCATGTGATACCTGTAAGTAAGCCTGTACCCTGTCCGCTTCCAGTACCGTTTACAAGTGCATCTGCAATGCATTCCATAACACAAGCTGTAAGCTCGTCTACTAAGTAGCTTTCAAATGCTGTAATACTCATGCGCTTTGTTTTTGCACTCATACTAAAGATTTTAATGATCTCGTAACCGTCAAAAGTTACGGTTGCAACTGTGGCTTTTTCACTGTCTACATTTGCGCCCTCTGTATGCCAGTTTGCTTTAGTGCTTGGTGTTCCCACAGGAATAGCAATTTTTGTAGGAAGCGCAAAAGCTCTACACTCTGCCAGTAAGCCGCCAATGGTGCGGGCTTTCTTTACTACCTCGTTAAGTGTAGTAGTAGGCAATACAGCCACAGCGTCGGTAGAAGTGTTAAAAGCGTCTGCTCTCTTTTCAGCTTCCTTTGTTGCAACTTCCATAGCTGTTTTTTCAACTGATGTAAGCTCCTGCCCTAACAATCCTTTAAAAAATGCGCTTCTATATTCTGCTGTTTCCAGTACATCAGCGCCAAAGGTCTTAGCTTCTGGCTTCTGTGTGTCCATACCTGTAATTACGTTAAGCTGTCCTGTTGCCTGGCTTCTTAACTCAATGTTTTCTCTTGCTTCCTTAATACCTCTTAACTCAATGTTAAGGGCTTCAATATCTGCGTTGGCGTCTGTAGTGATAATGTTATCAATCTCTTTCGCTCTTTTTTCCATGTCCGCAACGTCCATAGTTCTGTAGTGGTTAAATGCTTCCATAACTGTTTTAAATTTCATAGTGTTAAATCCTCGCTTTCATAATTTGATTTATCAATAGTTTTGATTGTTTTCTAGCTTCCAGGCTCTTTAAGCCCTCTGCTCTTGCGCTTCTGGCTTCTACGCTTGCTGTTGGGTATGCGGGAAAAGGTACAACGCTACACTCTAATACTTTTTCAATTCTCACAATTTCCCTTGTGTTGGTCTGTGGGTCGTATGTGTCCCCGCCCTGTGGCACTTTAAAAGCAAAGCTCATACCGCTTAAGTCGCCACGCCTTACAGCTTCATATACCGCCTTGGCTTCCTCTGTATCTGGTAATTCTGCGGTAAAGTTTAGTCCTGCCTGGTCTACGCTCAACTGCATTGTTTTAGGCGTTCTTGCAAGTGGTATTTTGTTTAAGTCGTGATTGTAAAGTAATCTCACGTCGCTTAAGTCTGCCCCATCAAGCGCCACGCTTCTTATGATCTCTATATAGTCCCCTGCCAGGTCGTGTATAGTGGTAGGCGTATCGAATACAATAGGTCTACCAGTTAAAATAAGGCTTCCTGTAGTTGCCACTACGTCGGCTCTAATTTCCGTAACTCTAAATTCTTTCATTATATCACCTCTTACGTTGTTGACATTGATTTATGCCCTGTTTTTCTCTGATTGAATAAATGGCGTGTGCTTTTTATAGCTGTGCGACGTCGCACACAATCGCACCGTTCCCCAGGGTCAAGGCTTGCGCCACAGTTCGGGCAAGTTCTGTAAAATGTTCTCTGTGTTTTATACATCATCAACCCCCGCTTTCTGTTTATCTCCTAATTGGTATTTATCTACAATATCTGTACTTACCACGTTAAGGGTTTGTAATCGTCTGTCGCCATCTTCAACGCCAGGTAAGTTAAGTATTTCTAAAGCCTGGTTAATGGTAAGAAGTCCATAAGGCATAAGCTCTTTAATTAAGCTTACCTTTGTCTTATTGCTAGTAAATTGTAATCTACCGCTTTCAAACATTATGGAATTGCCAAAAGATTGCTCTCTATCGTTAAAAATCTTACTTGTAAACTCCATGCTTAAGGCTACCGCCAAAGGTTCTATAGTGCTTTCGTAAAATGCGCTAAATTCGTCCTCATTGTAACTACTGTTTACAATCTTTTCTGTTATACCCAGGTAGTTATAAACCTTATCTTGTACGCTCTTAGTCTGCTCTGCTGTTAAAATAACTGGCTTGCTCTCAATTGGTACATATTCCATTTTCTGATCTGTTGCAACTACTCCACCGTCGTTACTGATCTGCAAGTAATCATTTATAAAAGCTTCTTTTTCTTCTTTCAGCTTTCCAGGCGCCATGATCTGGGTAAACTTTAAAATACCCCTTATATTAGCCCCCGACTTAATACCGCTTATAATTCCCTCATTTTGCGTGTGTGCAAGTTCTAATGCGGGATATAAAGCGCTGTTGTCATCTCCTAAAAGCTCGTCGCTGTTAAAATTACGTCTTAAGTGAATGATGTCACAGTATGAAAAAGTCGCTTGCTTTCCACTCTTAAAGTAAAATTTACAGTAAAGATTGTTTGCAAGGTCGCTCAAAAAATCTACGTGGCTCGCTGTGATCGGATATATACCGCTTACGTTTCCCCTGTTGTTTCTGGTAAGAAGTGCGTAACCATCTTATACAGGAAATCATAAGCGCTCATGTATGGGTTTGGTCTTACCTGTAAAAGCCTGTTTATTTTACAATCACCGTCAACCTTATTATGATCTGCATAACTTATAACGTGGCTACCCTTAAGTTTTCCTGCGTTCCTTGCTATTGCGTCCACAGCGCCCCTATATATGTCGTTTGCGTATGCGTCGCCATTATAGGAAGTAAAAACCGTTGTAGGCTCATTTACAAGCTTTGCGCCTGTCCTGGTACTGGTTCGCTCTTGCTTCTTAAAAATTCTATCTATTACGCTCGTTTTATTCACCTCTTTCTATTTTTACAATGGCTTTCGCAGAATACGCTTTTGTATGATCTGAACCAACAAAGAAGTATTCACAATATAAAAATACGTCTAACAAGAATGGTATAAGACCGTCGTGTATATGGTTTTCTATGTATTTGCTTTCTGCCATACAGGCAAAATTATCATTGTTTTCACTATGCTTTATAATCGGTGTAATTATGTCCATCTCATGTATTACTATTTTTTCATTGTTTGAAAATGTTATTGTTGCTGTGTTTTCCATACGTTTACCACCTCACATAAATAATACCATGTTATCTTGTAATTGTCAATTATCTTTATTATTATGTTTACTTTGTAACTAAAGTAAAGGGCGTAACAATAAGTTACACCCTCATTTTCTATATTCTCTTTCGAGTAAACGGGTTATCATTTGCCAGATCGGGCGCAAAGTCGCTTTCTGGTACAAACAAGTCAAACTGTGGGTAATAATTAAAACCACAGCTATAACTACTCACGCCATACCTGTTTTTTAAACATACAAGTTCTATCTGTCGTGGGTTGGCTCTTTTTGCTTCTTTTACAGCTTCCCGCTTTTCCTTTAGTTTATCTTTTTTATCAAATATATCACTATTCATTATAGATAACTGTAAGCCCCATATAACGTCTGCTGTGTACTCTATACCGCCGCTTTCCTTAAAGCTCTCAAAGTCCACAGGTGTTAAATAGTTCTGTCTGTTAAGGGAAGATATAACCATCATTACAAGGTCGTTTTCACTCTGTAATTTTTTTAGCGCTCTTACATGACCGTCTACAGCGTCCTTTGTATTCATGTGTGGGTCTGTTGGCGGTATGATCTGCAAGTAGTCCACAATAACAACTGGCTTTACATCATTGTCTTTCATATACTTTTTTACATAATCCGTTATAAATTCTATCGTGGTATTAAAATTGCACTCTATAACGCTTACATTTTCTGCCAGGGTTTCGTATTCTTTTACAGCTTCTTTTACTTCCTGGGTTATTTTTCCCCGCCTTATATCAATAGCGCTTACCGCTTTTTCTTTACTGTGTCTTGCTGTTATCCTGCTTATCCCCTTTGTAACCATTTCAAGGCGTGATTGTTCCAAACTAAAATATAGTACATGGTCGCCCGCTTGTGCTAGTTGGTCGCCTAATTGGTGAGTAAATGTTGTTTTACCCAGGGAAGATATAGCACCTATTACATATAAGCCAGGGTATAGGCTTGTCAAGCTATCCAGGTTACTATAGCCTGTTTTTCTATCCTTAAAACTTTTAAAGCGGTCTACATCAGCGCCAAAGGCTTGTAATAAATAACTTTTTACGCTATCTGGTTTACTATTATTACTTTCCGTACCGTTATTTTTATGTTTATCTATACTACCTGGTTGCACTGTGTCCACTTGTTTTTTTACCTCTTTTCTTACTGGCGCTATATAAGGTGTAAAGTTACTTAATGCGCTCTCTATAGTTTTCTGTCCATAGGTTTTTACACCCCTCTTAGTGTCCCATTTTGGACGCATAAGCCCACTTTGTCTAAACATTGCATCAATTCTAAGGGCGTCGCCATTTGTCCAGTATGCAAGGTGATTTATAAGCGCCTGGTCTGCTCTGCTATGATCGTTATTATGCCTGCTTAAATCCCCACTATACAACGCCTGTATTTCTTCACCCTTTCCACTATTAAACATTCTTTGCCATAATTTTGTATCACTCTCACTTACAGTATATGCTGTACCGCCTGTAGTGGGCTGTTGCACTGGTGCAACTTCTTTTTTTAAGTATTTATTGTAAATAGCCTTTACCTGGTTCGTTCTGTCCTGGATCGGCTTGCTATTTCCGTATGGCTTACCAGTAACCGTAAAGAAGCGCCCCGCATTATACATTTCTAACCCTATGCTATCGTTTCGGCTTCCTATGCGATCTAAGGAAGTTTTAACAAGAATATGCAAGCCTTTACCGCTTGGGCTGTATTCTGTGTAGCTATCCAGGGCTTTTACTATTTCTGTTGCGACGTCGCAACAATTACCCTTTTCGTCTATTACGTTGTCAAGGTCTACGCCCATATAACCGCCCGCAAACTCAAAACCGACACCATCATAATTAAAATGGTTCATGCCATTTACAGCGGTGTTAAAGTCTGCCCACGTTTCGGGGTCGTTTGCTTTTGCCCCATATCCTGTTAAGGCGTTCTTAGGTATCTTGCTATATTTCTTCTTTTTATCGTCCCATACCTTTTGAAAAGCTACCCACTGTTTTAGCGGTTTCAATTCGTCCAGTTCTGACGGTAGCGTGATAGTCGCCATCATTTCACCTCTTTCTATGTAACCACAGGGTATATACTTATTGCTTACCCTTTACCTGTTCTTTATGTCTTTATATCACAGGGAAGCCCACAGCTCAAGCGTGGGGCTGACCGTACTATAAAGCTTATATAGCTTATAAAGCTTATACAAATTTATGTAAATCTCGCAAAGCCTTATTGTTACTGGTTTTAGTGGCATTTTTTGAACCGTCTAGCGTTACCAGTTTTGCACCCTATCGTTACCAGTTTTGCACCCTATCGTTACCAGTTTTGCACCCTATCGTTACCACTTTTACACCCCTACCGTTACCAGCTATAGACACTATTGTAATCGTATGGTAACGCTATATATTTCTTGTTTTCTTGTATTTTCTACATATCCTGCAATAAATTTTTCTTTCTTCCAGTATTCAAGAATTTCTTTAATTTTCGTTCTAACAACTGTTTTCTTTTTTCTAAGTGCTCCATCTGTTAGGGCGTCTATGTCAATTTGTTTATATACTGTTTCATATACTATTGTAGGGCTTAGTTTGCTACTTCCCTTTATTGATAATATTCTACGGTACAAATACCCTTGTAGTGTTATTGTTTCCTCGTTTTTGTTTATAGGGCTGTTTAATAGTTTTATATCAATTCTGCCTACCTGGTTTTTTTTGTCTGCGTATTCGTAAAGTGGTGGTGTTCTGAATAAATGTATACATTCTACAATGTTGCCATTTAAAGTAGCTGTTACTCTTTCGGCGGGTACAACATAGCCATCATATTTGAATTTTTCAAAGCCGAAAGCTTCAGCTTCTTTTGTTGCGTCAATAGTAACCTTGCTATACATAAGCTTTGTTATACTGTCGCTTATTGCTTCTGCCTGTTTCGGTGCTAGTCTTGCGCCTGGACTTCCTACCATAGTTTGGTATATCATAGCGCCTGTCATATATTCATTTTCACCATTTACAGCAAGTGTTATAATTGCGTCGTGTACTTCTCTGTCATAGGCTGTAAGCTCTTTTTTACCGCTGATCTGTACGCCTTGCATATCATCAAAGTTAATACTTACCATTGTATCAATTTGTTTTTTGCTTCCTCTCTTTTCCATTGCCACAGGTAAAAGCGTGCTACTGTAAAGCTGTCCATTATCAAAGGCTTTATTGCTTACCTTGTCCACAGGTGTTATAAATGCTGTTGGGCGTCTGGTTGTAATATCAATTATTCCATTTTCTTTTGTTTTTTTCCTTACCAGGTCTAAAGATAACTTATTTTTGTTTTTTATACATTCGTCTATATAAGTCTGTATTTCTTTGTATGCTTCTATGTCTACATTACTTAAAAAATCAAGATACATAGAAAAAGCGTCATTTATATTTTTCTTAAGCGCTTGATCTGAATATATCATATCGTGAGTGTTACTTAACGGTAAGCTGTTTAAAAGCTCTTTTAGCCCCTCTGTTGCTTCTATAAGTTCCTGGTCGCCTGGGTGATCTGCAAGTAACCTTTCGTTTGCGTTTATTCCGTCTATTACTTCCTGGCGGTGTTTTGCTTCTTGTGCTGTTTGCTCTGCACGTTCTTTTTTACTTGGTTTTTTACCCGCCATAGCTTTAGCAACTGTTATATATGTTGGTAACTGGTCTTTTATGGCGCTTACTATGGTTTCAACGTCACCACCAAAGGCGTTAAATGCTCTTTCTCTTGCCCTATTGCTCACTTTTTCTATTTCCGTCTGCCATTCTTCATGTATTGCATTTTCTTTTTCTAATAATTCATCAAATTCTTTACTACCTGTTTCACTTTTTATTACCAGTTCCATAAGTCTGTTAATTTCTGGTCTGTATTTTTTATCTATGTTTTCAAGCTGTTTTATTTCATGTTTGGTATATTCTAAAAATTCGCTCATTATATCACCTGCTTACTTGCACATATTCTTTTAGTGCGTCCTCTGCGATCATGTACGGTCTGCCTATTTTTTTTGCTTTTAACTTATCCTCTTTAATAAGCTTTCTTACTGTTGTAGGTGTTAAGTTAAGCATCTGCGCCACTTCCTGGACGTCATACAATTTAATGTTATCAATTTCAATCATATTTATTTATCCTTTCTGTGTGGTAGTAGGTCGTCTTTGTCGCTTAAAAAGTCCTCTAGCATATCATTTACAACGTCCTTAAGGCTTTCACGCTCTGTATATGCGTAATCTTTCAGTTTTTCCAGTAAATCACAACGTACAATAAAAGTAGCTCTTGTATATTCTTCTGTAAGCCCCTCTTGTACGCTGTTACCTCTTACAAGACCGTCTTTTTTTGGTCTGCCTATTGTTTTTTTCTCTGGTTGCACCGGTGCAACTTCCTTATTTCCCTCTGGTTCATTGAAAAGCGGGTTGTTTCCTAGTCTGCTACTCATATTTTTATTTCTCCTTTTCTATTATTTCTGTTACCAGGTCTTTATATTGCAAAGCGCCTTTACTGGTTGGCTTATATTCAAAAATATCATTTCCAAAGCTTGGAGCTTCTGCCAGTGCTACGCTATTGCTTATGGTTGTTTTATACGTCTGATCTGGAAAAGCTTCTTGTATGCTTTCTAATACTTCTTTGTCTAAAAGCTTTCTATTATCGTATAGGGTAGCCAGTACACCGCCTATTTCTATCTGTGGGTTCATTCTCTTTTTTACAAGCTTAATTGTTTCTATAAGTTGCGCCATTCCATTTAACGCAAGGTATTGGCTTTGTACTGGTATTATAACTTGTGTGCAAGCTGTAAGCCCCATAAGGGTTATTATGCTTAATGATGGCGGGCAATCTATAAGAATATAGTCATATCGTAAATTAAGCTTTTCTATAGCTTCCTTCAAAAGCATTTCACGCCCTGGGACGCTTGCAAGCTCTATTTCTGCGCCACTAAGTCTAATATCTGTGGGTACAATGTCATAGCCTACAGGCTTATTTATAATGGCGTCGTTTATATCCGCTTCGGCTTTGAGTACCTCATATACTGTGGTTTCATTGTCTTTTATATCTCCATAGCCTGCGCTTATTGTTAAGCTTGCCTGTGGGTCTGTATCTATCAATAATACTTTTTTACCCTCTCTGGCTAGTCCTGCGCCTACATTAAGGCAAGTTGTAGTTTTCCCTACCCCGCCTTTTTGGTTTACAAAAGCTAAAATATTGCTCATTCTTCCACCCCCTTAAAAGCTTCAAGCTGTTTCACATATTCCAATACTTTACTTAAGCTTTTCTCAAAGCTTTCTTTGTTCTCTTTATCCTTTGCGTAATACTCATAGCAATCTAAAAGTTCTTTTTTTGCGTCCTCATATTGTTCTTTGTAACTTTCAAGGTCTGCTTTTTCTTCTGCTTCCCATTCTTCTTTACTTTTGTATGATGGCTTATTATCACTATTTACTAAGTCTTTCCATGTGTACGGTTTACCGTTTATTTCTCCTATTATGCCTGTTTCAATTTCTTTTGTTGTTATTTCTATGTTGTCTTTCTTGTCCTGCATATACTCATAACTATCTAAGAAGTTTTCAAGGTCGCCCCATTCGATTAGATGGCGTAAAAATGTATCTTCTGGAAACATTCCAAACCAACAACGATCAAACCAGTTATTGGCATACATTCTTTCATCAGAACCGTTTGAGTAAGTACCGCTTACCAGGTCGCCTATAAAGTTTTCTAATAGTTCCGATACAGTAAGACCGCAGGCGCCCGCTCTTTCTGCTATTCGCTCACAATCTGCGGCAGACAACTTAAGCTGTAATGTTCTAGGCTTAATAGTAGCAATTTCTTTTTGCTGTTCGTTTCCGTCTTTCATATTGTCGCCCTCACTTTCATTTATGTTTACTTTATAATATATGTGCTTATGCTGATATTGTCAACTCAATAATAAAAGTTTATCAATATTATTATGTTTACAATAAAATATCAATAAGCGCTTTAGACTTCTCAATATCTGCTTTTTCAACTGTTTCTATTGTGCTATGAATACAATAAGGGCGTTCGTAATTATTAAAAACAAATCTTCTCATAGTTTCTGGAATAATCAACGCAATACCATTTATAATAGCTTCGTCTGATCTGTTGCCAGTAATTAAAATTCTTTTATCTTGGCAGGCTGTTATAACTCCATTATTGTAGCTTTCTATTTTATCCGAATATCTGAAAATACAGGTAAAATTGTATTTTTCAAATAAAGCTACTGATTTTTGTAAATAATCGTTATTTTTCAATCTCTTTTTAACCTCTCTGTTTTTTAGGCTGTAAAAATGTGTTTTGTTTTCCATTTGCTTGTACTTCCTTTCTTTTTGACTTTTATGTTTACTTACGTTGCTTAGTAAGTATATTATACTAAGTAAACATTAAAGTCAATAGTAAACATGAAAGTATTTTAAAAAAGTGCAAAAATATAAGCGGGTAGCCAGTACACCGCCTATATATATCTGTGGGTTCATATGTTTTTAGTCGTCTATCATTCCTGGGTAGTCGCTTGGGTCGTCACGTCTATTCATACAGGCGCTTAACCTGGTTTCTCTTGTGTAGCCCTCGTAATCGTCAACCCTGTTTATTGAATATACTTTGTGATTGTAAAGAATATACATTTTTGTATCAATGTCTTTTCTAAAGTTAATAAAAAATATAGCGTCCTCTGTGTATTGGTAAGCCGCCGCCGCAAAGTATTCTCTTGCGCTTGTCTGTCTATAATAAGCCCACAATTTACCATCATGTATTTTTTTATATGTGCTTTCTTCTCTAAATCCGTTTTCGTTTTGCTCACCTGGTACTTCTTCCCAGATACTTATTTTTTTATCCTTAAGTTTCATATACTCTTTATCTGCCATTATTTACACCTCTTTCTATATTGTGTTTAGATATTCGTTGTAATGTTCGTAAAGTCCTACATAAGCGTCTAGCATACTTGCAAGCCCATCTATTCGATATTTAGGGCTTTGCGCCTTAATAGGTACAATGTTACCGTTTCTATCTTCCTGTACGCCTGTGTTAGTCATACACCATTTTAAAAGGCTACTGTTATTATAATTTACTTTCTTTGCTTTCAGATCGGCGCCCAACATCTGCATGGGCAAGCTTAAGGTTTTTGCACCCTGGATACATCTAACCATATTAAAACCGTTATCTTCCATTTCCTGCACCCAGTATTTAGCGCTGTAGCTGTCGTAATATATCCAGGCGGGCGTTATTTCGTACTGTGTAACCATTTCTAAAAACCAGGCGGTAACATCACTATAATTTATACTGTTTCCTGCGCATAGTCTTAACTGTCCTGCTTCTAGCCATTTGTCATAAGGTATTTTTTCGTCGTGTACCCTGGTTTCAAAGTTGTCTTGCGGTAGCCAGTACATTTGAGTTATATAACGCTTTTCGTTTCTATCCATCAATAGAAGCGTTGCACACGTTAAATCTGTTGTAATACTAAGGTCTGCCCCGCCTATTGCATACATACCCTTAAAGTCTTTAATATTAAATGTTTCCTCGTTGTTTACGTCGTCAAAGCTTAACCACGCTGTACCCACAGATTGTATAACATTAAAGTCTTTTACAAGTACACCTGTTAAGTCCCTGGGGCTGTTCTTTGCACGTTCTACCTTGCTTACAAGGTCGTCTATTTTCTTAATGCTGTTAAGCCCTGGGTTTGCCTTTTCCCATGCCATAGGGTCGCACCATTCTTTTTTATTATCAAGCTCATACATGATAGGTAAAAAATGATCATCTTTTATAGTGCCATCTGCAACGCCTATAGCGTACTTATACATATCATCAAAAATACATTCTCTTACAGTTCCTGCGGTTGTTATCATAATCATAAGCGGTTGGCGTCTTGCGCTCTGGCTCTGTTTCATAACCTCATATAAATTACGGTCTTTAATGCTGTGTAATTCGTCCATAATTACTAAGTGGCTGTTAAGACCGTCTAGCGTGTCGCTGTTCTTTCCTAGTGGTTGGAATTTTGAAAACGTCAAAGGAAAATATAGATCACTTTTTCTTTTTCGCACTGTCTGTAATAAGTCTGGGCTTTGCTTTACCATGTTGTTAGTTTCATCAAAAATTATGCGTGCCTGGTCTTTTTTGCTTGCCACACTATAAACTTCTGCGCCTGGCTCATTGTCTGCAATCAGCATATATAAAGCTATGCCACTTAAAAGCGTACTCTTTCCGTTCTTCCTGGCAACGTATAACATGGTTTCTCTATACCGCCTATATCCTGTGGTTTCATTTATAAAGCCAAACAGGGCGCTTATATAAGCTTTCTGGAATAACTCCAATAATACAGGCTTACCCGCCCACTCACCCTTACTGTGTTTACAAAACTTTTCAATAAATTTTATTGGTCGTTCTGCCTTTACCTGGTCGAATATGTACCCACAGTTAGGGTTATTTATATCTTCTGCCAGGCTTTCATATTGTTTTTTAACCCTCTTAGATACAATGCGCTTACCCTGGTTTATTTCATGTAAGTATTGCTCTATATAATTCAACATCAATCACCGCCCTTTAAAAAATCATATACAGCATTACTTTTTTCTGCTTCCTGTGTCTTTGGCATAAGGTCGGTAAGCTGTTTGTATAATTGGCTGTATCTCTGTACCGTTGTGTTATAGCTCTTAAGTGCGGGGCTTTCTCTTAAAAAGTTTTGCTTTCCCTGCTCGAAGTGTTCAACCTCTCCACCCTCTTTGATCTGGCGCTTAAGGTTCGTTAAAGTGGTCTGCATGAAAATAAGTTCGTCAACCAGTTTTACACCTATAAATTTTTTATCTTCTGGTATCTTTTCTAAAATGGCGTCAAGTTCTGCTACCTTTTTTCTTCTTGCCATCATATCACCTCATTTCTTGTTATCTATATTACTTATATTATCGTGTTTACTATTATTACACAATACCCCCCCTCTATATAGTGCCTTGTAGGGGTATTCTAAAC